TGCATAGTTTACAGCGTTGCATAGTTTACAGCGTTGCATAGTTTACAGCGTTGCATAGTTTACAGCGTTGCATAGTTTACAGCGTTGCATAGTTTACAGTGTTGCGTAAAAATCTGCACGAGTATATATTATTATATCGGATATTGTATATACAATGAATTGGATTATCACTATCTACATTGCCCTGTTGTTTTTTGTCTTAACTCCTGGTGTGTTTGTTCGTCTTCCCCCCAAGGCGGGGTTGATGACTGTTGCTGCCGTCCATGCTCTTGTCTTCGCGCTCATCTGGCACTTCACCAACAAATTTGTGGCGAAACTTTCTGCGGGAAGAGAAGGCAATGATGGAACCCCTGTTCCCCAACCTCAACCCAAACCTGCCGCCAAGAAATAGGCCTTTGGCAGAATAACTTTTTCCGGTAACGATTCTTTTCGGACAATTATGTATACGTAGATTTACCTATACATAATCGGATATGCATAAGCATGACTTTTTAGGATTCTTAATTTTAGGATTCGTTTTGATTGTATGTGGTTACATGTATTTCGATAATATGTATAGTTTTCAACTCAAATGTATTGTATCTGGTGTAGATGGGAATAAATATTGTGTTCGTGAACGTGCAAAAATTCAACTCGCGTCTGATTTATTGGCCTCCGTCACTGAAAAATGTAAACAGTTGGTTGCCTATGTGGACAAAAAATATCCTGACCAAGAGAACATCCAACGTTTAGTCAAAGGATTTAATCCGAAAAAGGTGATGGAAACATTGCCCACGAGTGAATACACTGCGTATAGTGAGAACAAGGGTGAAAAGTTGGCGTTTTGTTTGAACCGTAAAAAAGAAGATAACAATGATTTGATCGATGAAAACACGTTGATGTTTGTTGCCATTCATGAATTGGCGCATATTATGACGAAATCGATTGGGCATAAAAGCGAGTTCTGGGAGAACTTTAAACAATTGTTGGAAGAAGCCAAGGCGGCGGGACTACATAGCCCTGTGGATTATAAAAAAGAGCCTCGGGAATATTGTGGCATGACGATACATGATAACCCTTATTATGATGCATGATTCGTAGGAAAACTAACATAAAAAAAGGGTGGTTAGACCCTTTTTTTTGCTACAACTACTTCTTTTTTTATTGGTTTTTTATTTTTTTTCGCTACACCTCAACTTCCATCTCTTGCGTCGTGTCCAGTTCGTCCATTGTCATTGGAGTGTTGTTTACGGATGGTTCGATAATCAATCCGGCATCGGTCGCAACACCCTTGAAGAAGACGACCAAGTTTTCCAGTTCTGCATTCTTCGCCTCCAACTCGGCCACGCGCTTCTCCAGTGCCTCCTTCGCTGCGGCAAGTTGATGAATATTGAGCGACGCATCGGCTGTCGGAATCGGCTTGTAATTCACCTTGAAGGTGATGAATCGATTTCTGTCAAACTTACAGAAATCGAATCCGTTGTAGTATCCATGGCAAACAAACTCGCCACGTGCGTTCACGCTCTTTCGCACCGTCTTTGATACATTGTTATCATACCAATGATCGAAATGGATGTATGCAGAGCGCACCGTGGTCTCTTGGCCAGGAATGTTTCTCGAAACAAAGTCTACGCGAGACACCTGTCCGATCTTGAGTTCATCCTCAAAGAATGCAGCCAACGAAGCCTCGTCAGAATACTTGACATCGCCCTTGTCCATCGCCAAATCCCCGGGCAGAACTGGCATGTAAATGCTCTTCCAGTCGTCCTCCGCCAACTCAAGGGGAGTTGTGATAGGGCACTGTGGCTTGGCTACCACAACCTTGATGTGTGGCATGGGCTTTCCATTGTCGAAATGAGTCGGCATGGGTAGATCCTTGTCGGAAAGAACAAGGCTAGCGTTGTCAGTAGCAGACAACTTCTCTTGGAAGGGGTTGGACTCCCCCCACGTCGCAATGTCGACAATGGCTGACCGATAGCGAACTCCGGCATCCGTCTGCAACTGGAGAATGCTGACACCGGCGACTTCCGTTACATGAAGCACATTTTCGGCAAAAGTAGCAACGTCGTAGGTGGACTGCAACTCCGAAGGAAGAGACACGATACGAATGGCTTGGATAGACGACATTTTCAAAGATTGGACTTTGGTTGGTTTTTGCAGAACTTGTTTTGCGAAAAAAAAGATTCAATTTTTTCGACATCGAGAACTTTTTACATCTTCGATCCTTTTCCTTGCGAATGTACAAATGTGTAATTTTCTCGATTTTACATTAGCGTTTGCGTGTGCTGGGTTTCTTCTTTTTGTTTGTGCGGTTACGTCGGCGTTTTCTTTTGGTTTTTCCTCCTAGATCAACTTTCATGGGTCCTAAATAGCTTTTTACAATGTTTAGCACATCGGGATTAAGCCCTGGTCGGTTGCCATTTGGTTTCGCAAGATAATGTGCCGATTTTTGTTCTAATCGTTGTTGTTTGCGGATTTCTTCCATTACTTCTTCCGTTACTTCTTCCGTTACTTTGTCCGGCGATTTCTCGCGTGTTATTAAATTTCCGTGTTCTCCTAAATCATAAATAGTTACATCTGAGTTTTCTCCAAACAAATCCTGATCTGTGAATATTATGGAATTTGAATTTCTTTTTTTAGTCCATTTGGCGTAATCATCGTCATCGTTATATCTAGCGGGTCTTTCGTATAAAATATAGAAACTGAATCTTTTATTGTAGGTTGCAATATAATTATTGTAGGTTGCAATATAATCCAATCTCGGTTGCCCCATGCGTCTATAGCGAATTAAATAATTTGTTTTTGGTTGCAATGACTCCATATTGTCTACCCTTTTAAAATCACCCGATCCACGATTGAAATCTGTCATTATACATTTTGCTGATAAAAATTTTTAAGAGACGTTATTATTTTATCTACATAGAAATTCCCGCGATGGAAAGGGGTTCCGCACCAGGCGTGGGTGTAAATTTTTTGATGGTATAAATAATATCCGACTGCCCATCTTGGCAGTGTGCTCCAGACATAGATCCCACCCCATGATTTAATATATTATCACTCGCAAACGATGGAACAATCGTATAATCTTGTGGTTTTTCAACGATAAAAAAATGATGTTCTCCATCCAAGATGGCTTGGATGTCTTTTAATAATACATATCGAATGGGTAATCCAAGTTGCTGAATGTTAAAATAGCGAATTTCAGGGATCACTGTCTCTTCTAACAATCCCCATGTAGCAGGGTCCGTCCAATTTCCCGTAATTTCACACATACATCCGTAAAAAATAGAGTTGTCCTTTTCACCGACCTGTATCATCGAACGTATTCGGTCTTTGCTCGCCATATAATAATGTTCGTTCATGCGGAATACAATGTTATCGACCGGATTTGTGCCGATATAATCAAGGATGGATACGTCGCCGTCGATAGGATCATAGCCCATTGTTTCTTTTGTGATGACGATTTCACCTGCATCTTCTAATATGTGCGGTGGCGTCGTAAATTGAATATCGTCTCCAAATTGATCTATATTTTGGTTTGCGACTTCCTGTCTGCGAATATGATTTCGCAACTGTTGTTGTAATCGTTGAATTTGTTGTATCTGTTGTTCCATGATTTGGCGCCGACGTTCTTCGAGTTGCTGTTGGTCGAGTTGTTGTTGTGGTTGTTGCACTTGGACTTGGGTCTGTTGCACTTGAGCGGCTTGTGGTGAAGGCTGTTGTGATTCGCGTTCATGCATTAATTCGTGTTCGTGGTGCGAACGATTTCTTGATAATTCGTATTGTATACGCCGTCTACGTTGATATTCTCGTATTTGTTGTTCTGGGGTGAATGGTCCGGATTCTTCAGGCTCGCCGTTAGTTGAATGAGAATCAGGTTGTGGCTCTGATGCAGGCTCTGATGCAGGCTCTGATGCAGGCTCTGATGCAGGTTCTGATGCAGGTTCTGATGCAGGCTCTAGTGCAGGCTCTGATGCAGGCTCTAGTGCAGGTTCTGGTTCTTGTGGAACGGTCGCATGTTGGGCCTGTTGTTGTGCATTTACCAACGCAAGTCGTGTTTGAAATGGACAATGTATAACATCCGCATCTCGGTCGGCTTCACTTGGTGCCTCTTCGGATATATTCATAGTTGGCCACCCTCGTCTGGTAGCAATCTTTGTATAATAACTAAAATAATTTAATATTTCAGGTACAAAGGACGACAAACATAAATATCCGCCCTGACCTAAAATGGGTAAATGTTTATTTTCCGTCACTGCATATATTACACCGCGCACAAAAGTTTCGTAACTGATTTCTGCCTGTGGTTCTCGGAATAAATTCGTTTCGAAATTTGATGACGACCATCTTGCAAATTTCATTAAATTATCCATGGTATATGCTGTCCCGTCCAATCGTTTCATCAATATAGATATATACATCAAATCACTAACGAAACTGATATAATCATTGATATCTAATTTGCCGTCACCATCATCGTCGTATAAATTAAATATATTTTGGACAATCTCAATTAATATGTTTTCAAGGCGATTTTGGGCATTGAAAATTTGTGCCAAAAATTGAGTTTCATACGAATTTTCCATGGACCTTTCTATATTAGTATTGGAAAAAGGATTTCTCGAATATTCTGCACCCGGGCCTTAGTGGTTCCGATTCCCTTTTACAAACACCAGGTCTTCTTTCGTCCAATATATGTTTTCGTAGTGGGGCCACATGACATCACCTAATGCAAGTTTGTTTTGTTCATAGAAGGGTTTGTGTTGCGGCCGAAACTCGACGTTTTTATAATAGGGCAGGAGTGACCCGATATTCCACCCCCGTTCGATGATTTTTCTTGACATCAATACTTCTTTTTGCCAGACTGCATTGTGCTTATCTGAAATATAGTGTGTATTACTAAATATCCCGCATTCGATTAAATATTCGAGGGTTGGTTTTTCCATGGCAAATGCATAGGATTGGAGGTGACTGTAGTTATCGGGGTCGTCACATGAATTTATCGTGCTACCAAAAAGTTTTACCGTATCTGTTAATCCTTGGAGGAAGACCTGTGTCCATGATAAGGTGCTGTTTTTTGGTAAAAAGGGGCCGACGATCGATGAGTTTACAAAGACGTAATTGTCGTAGTTTTTATAGAAATCGTGTAGGAGGAGTGCGTCGCTCCAGCCCCCGAAATCGATACCGATGTTTTCACGGTGAAAGAATTTGACGTAGGATGGTATGTTGAATTGCGTGTTTTCGGGGGTGCGTATTTGAAGTGACTTTGTCGTGGGGTCGAATTCGATATGGAGTTTGTTGGTGTTGTTATTGTAGATCAGAATGAAATCCGTATGTGGGTCTTCGAAAATGGCCGTGTTTATGAATTGTTCGACGCGACTTGTGTATTCATGAAATACATATAATATTAGGGTTTTCATGGAGTTGCGGTATATAGTATGTATATGCGAAATCGGTTTATGTGGTTGTTTTGTTCCGAATATATTGGGTGGAAAAATTGAATTCCATCGAGATCTTTGGTTTCGATTACCAAAACGAAAATGATGATGACGGAAGAGAACCTGGACGCACAAACCGTAATTTCGGATATTACGGAAATCACATCGAATTCGGATGGCGACGAGGCATTTTACAGAAACAAGTTGGATATAAATGTCACATTTGAAACCGAATTGAATAAACTAAATCATGATTATCTCAAGGAGAAGTGTCGGCAAAATGGGATTTCGATATCCAAGTTGAAGAAGCCGGAGTTGATTCTTGCGTTGATTCGTGGGTTTGATGCATTGTGGGGTGTGTTGAAGGAAAAGAAGATGGATGAATTGCGGGCGATATGCAAAGACTTGAATCTGAAGGGGATTGCTGGTGTTAAGAAGGAGGGGTTGATTCTGATGATTATGACTCAGAATGCGAGTTGTAAATCGGCGGTGTTTGTGTATCAATCAGAAATGCCCGTAGAGAAGCGTCGTGTCCATGAAGATGTGGAGAAACAGAGAGCAGAAGAAGCGGAGCGCCTCACCACACTTCGTCTAGAGGAGTTGGAAAGGCAACGATTGGAAGCAGAGCGACTCGAAGCAGAGCGAATCGAAGCAGAGCGACTCGAAACAGAACGTGCTAAGGAGGAGTTTGAAAAGCAGCGAATCGAAGCAGAGCGACTCGAAACAGAACGTGCTAAGGAGGAGTTTGAAAAGCAGCGAATCGAAGCAGAGCGACTCGAAGCGGCGCGACAAGAGGCGGACTCAAAGCCGTCGAAGCCTGCTGATGGGGAAAAGCGCAAGAAGCAATCCATTCCCAAAAGCGTGAAGACTCATGTGTGGGATTTATACATCGGTAGTCATATTAACGAACACCGATGCATTTGTTGTAAGAAGACCTTGATCAAGGTGACCTATTTCGACGTTGGTCATGTCATTGCAGAGAAAAACGGTGGAACACTAGAAATCAGCAATTTGCGACCGATTTGTTCCGTGTGCAATTATTCGATGGGAACCGAAAATATGGTGGATTTTGTGAAGAAATATGGATATTATATCGGATAAGAGGATGGCTGAATTTGTATATATGTTGGGAATTTTTTATTTCAAACGCCGATTTTTTATCAAATACCTAAAATGTAATAGAAATAGTGTGATGTTTTATAAAAAACCAAATAGAAAAATAATTACAGAATGGAAAGAGATATATCAAATAATATAATACATGATAATTCTACAACACGTCAAGATAAAAATATAGAAAAACCTAGTATTTTACTATTATCATCGTTGTTTTTTATTACAAATATAGTAACCGCATATTTTAACGAACAATACTTATATTCGTTTTTATTTTTAATTCTTACTATAACATCACTCATAGTTCATTACAACGACAATTTCTATACAAACGTTATTGATAAGATAGCAGTTTTGACGGTTGTCTTATATGGAGGATATGTGTTATGCAATAAAATTAATACAAACAAATGGTTGAATTTCTTAATAATTATTGTTGCATTTCTGCTTTGTATATATTTATACATTTATGGTTTCATTGTCAAAGAATATTGTTTTTGTGATAAAAAATGTATTGCTCAAAATTATCATTTTGTTATGCATGTTGTAGGTTCAATTGGTCATCATTTTATAATTTATTTATAATAAATCTGTATTTGAAATACGAAATGGTATAAAAACATGACTCGTTGTTGTATATTATGAAATATATTACATCTATACTAAAAAAATTCCTACCCAAAGACTTGCCAAAACCCGTGGGTAGATGGAGAATCGAGGAATGTAATACGGCAATGAACCAGAAAATCGACTTATCCAACGAAGACCACTGTGGGCCTTGTGGTCAATATGCATTAGAAAAAATAAGTCTAAAACCGGACAATATTCTTGCGGAGAAACCCAATTCGACGAGTCGAAATACAGAGTGAATCCCTACAATTCATGCAGAAATCGTAGGTGTCGATTGTTGTATCGTATCCGTTCTCACAAAATAGTATTTCACCGTTTGGAATCGATTTCCATTGGGCAACGTCAGGTTATAACCACTTGTTACAAGTGTGTATTTGAGTTTGAGGATCGCCTTTGCGATTGATAACCAGGGGCGCTTTACTCTGCCCGGTCGCTTCGCTCCCTCGATATAGGACTTGCTGAAATACTTGTATACATCGGGCAGGAGTTCCATAATGGCGGTTTGTTTTTCGGTGTCGTTATCGAGATCCAGGAGTGTCATCGCGGGCTGTTTGTTGATGTTTAATATGGCGACAATTTTGTCCAGGATTTCCAATTGCTCTTTTTTGTAGAGTTCTGATTTCAAGCGCATTTTGGGGGTTTCCTATATATAGATGGTTGTTTTTAAGTCTTTTTTGTTTGTGTTTTATGTGTGGATGGTTTCTAATTTTCCGACACTGCTATAGACCCATATTTCATATAAAAACCCCTCCTTTTTTGCTGCCACCTGCTTTTGGAACACATGGGATTTTTCGATATTTACCGTCCAGGACGATTTTATTTCAATGCATTTGTTTTGGGAGGGTATGTAAATGTCGACGAAATGGCGGTGTTTTTTGTTGTTGGTGTCACTATACCAGAGTTTCGGAACATCTTTTCGGTTGGTTACGATGTCTTCCTCGGAAACGCGATGGACATCAAGCAAATCACGTAGTGCGAAATGTTCGTATCCTTGTGTGTAGATTTCGTTTCCGGAGGGGAAGGTGAAGAGTTTGTATTTGTGGGCTTTATGGAGTGATTTTTCGGAAACCGATGGACACTGCATTGGATGTTCCACGCCATAGCGTGCCATGGAGGTTTGTCTTGATTTTTCCTTGACAATGTCGCATTGTAACGGATGCACTTTTCCGTATTTTTTCAAATTGGTTTGTTTTGTTTTTTCTTTTACGGATTCTGCTTGAGTTGCGTGTTCACAACCATATCTTAGAAGCACAGTTTGTTTACCGATTGCCCTGAGTTCAGGGGATTCGAAAGAACATTTTTGTCCATATTTTGCGATACAAGTGGTTTCTGTTTTGAGTCGAACGTCAGCATTTTGTTGGTGATTTTCGCAACCGTATTTTGCAAGACAGGTTTTTTTACGTTTCTCTTGAACCTCATTGTTTTTTAGAGGATGACCCCCGTATACTTTTTCACAGGTATCTTTCATTTTTTGTTTTACAACCTCGTTTTGGGAAGGATACTCGCATCCATATTTATCAAGACAAGTTTGTTTTACTTTTTCGTTAATGATAGGACATTTTCTTGCGTTATCTACACCATATTTCGATAAACAGCCTTTCTGTATTCTACTCGCATGATCTTTTTTAGAACACGTAATGCAATATCCTGTATTGTTTCGATACAATGTCCGAAATCCAAGTGTAAATGTTTCCTTGCAATCTTGGTTTCTACATGTGCCGTTTACCATCATATTTCTGGTAACAAATTTTTGCGAATAATCTTCCAAGAGTGTTATCCCATTTTCGTTGCAAAACGTTTGAAGGAGTGCGAAATCGAAATAGATACGCTTTGCCTGTTTTTTCTTTGGCTTCGGTGCCGATACAATATCCGGAATTGTGGGTATGAAAGCATTTTCGAGCGGGGGATCTTCGATTTCCATTCTATAAATTAGCGGGAGATAATATTATGGGGTATTATACTACTATAGTTTAGAAATGCCTAAATCTTTATGTTGGTTTTTGTGGGAAAGTGTTTTTATAGGTTGTCGAATTTTTTAATGTTCGCTAAGGGAGGTTAAAAAATGACAGCGATACGGATGCATACGTTTTTACAATTTTATCAACGGGTTTGTTGATAAAATTTACCGGTGTAATGTTTTAGTTTGTTGTCACTGCATTTATGCAATGGGGAATCCACCCACAATTCCTGCGCCTAGAGAGAGGCCCGTTCCGTTACGTGCAGAGACACCCATAGAAGGGATGAAAACATCAAGGATGCTAAAAGTGGCGGCGGCGGTCAACGCAATGATCACGACCTCCTCAACTTGCAACTGCTTTTTCGGCAAAATTAGACAGATTAGCCCGATTACTAAGCCTTCTATGAGATACTTGATAGCGCGCTTCACGAGTTCGGTAAGATCCATTTTCCTTTATATAATACTCAAACAAAAAAATCACACAAAACCACAAGAAACATTTCCTAAATAATGTTTCCTCTGCAAATCACTTAAACAATATATTCCATTAATAACATATAGAAATGTCATCCTTTGAAAAGAAGACCTTGGACAATGGCGAAAAAAACCCTAAATACGTAGATCTCTGCGATGAAGATTCCCCCATCGCCGGCCAAAAATTCGTCTGCATGTCCTTCGTTTCCCCCGAAAAAATCCTAAAGAAGCGTGAGGTGTTCTTGTTCGAACAATTCATTCGTCAATGGGAATTTTCCAAGTCCATGGAACGCTATTTCGATTTTGTCCATTTTGTGGCTTACAAATACAATTTAAACGTATCCCAATTGATCGATGATTTCAATGAGTTTGTTCGCGAAGAGTCGGATAAACTCAAGAAGTCGGGCATTGAAGACGATTACAAGAACTTTATGGATAAGCAAGAGGAGAAGGTGAACGAAAAGTTCAACCGCGAACATGCATTCCAAACTTCCGTGCGTGGCCTAAAGGTTCGCGGATGTTACGCCACCCAGGAAGAGGCCGAAATGCGCTGCAAAAAGGTGCGTGAGCAGGACCCGAATCATGACATCTATGTTGCACCTGTGGGTGTATGGGTGCCATGGGACCCTGATGCCTATAAGACGGGTCGCGTGGAACATATCGAAGAAGAACTCAACGCTCTGCATAAGGAGAAGTTGAAGAATGAGGAAATGGCGAAGAAGGAATTTGAGGAGCGTGTTCGCGAAACGAAAAAGAAGGCCATTTTGGAGAACATTGAAAACGCCAAGAAGAGTGGAAATGTACTCACCCAGACTATGGATGAAGAGGGTAATCTTGTGGGTGTGAAGGAGACGGTGAACTTCGAAGACCGTGAGGTTTCCGAAGTGGAGTCGACGCAACTTCGTAACGAACTCTTAATGAACCAGGCATCTTCAAGTGTGAGCGCTGATGCGTAAGTGAAGAATAAATTGGGACAACATTTGATTATTCAACACCCAAAACCCTGTCCCCTTCTCGGTTCCAATGTTGGATGATATCTAAGGCTTGGCCCAAAACTACGTTGTTATTCGTTGAATTACTTTCGTATTCGTAGTCATAATCCTCATTTAATTCATACGTTTCAAAAAAAAGACGCAAATTTTTCTTTTGTTCTTCCGTGGCATTGATTGCTACAGATGATAATACATAATCTATTTCATCTTCGGTTAGATCTTTCGCATGCGAAATTGGTTGACTGTGAGTAAAAAGCGGTGCCCGAGGAGTAGAACGTGGTCGCCAAGGAGTAGAACGGCGGCGCCGAAGAGTAGAGACGGATCGCAGGTGAGTGGAACGTGGTCGTCGGTGAGTATAAACAGTTCGTGGCTTAGGGACATGGCCACCGATTCTCTTCCATGTTCTATTTTTAGTAGAGCGTCGATGTTTATAGTTTTTTGCAGTGCTACTTCGTTTTGCGGTGCTACTTCGTTTTGCGGTGCTACTTCGTTTTGCAGTGCTACTTCGTTTTGCAGTGCTTCTCCGTTTTGCCGTGCTACTCCGTTTTGCCGTGCTACTCCGTTTTGCAGTGCTACTCCGTTTTGCCATTACAATGTATTATACATTTTATATATATTTTCTTTTCTAAATATATACAAAACACAATGAACGCGCCCGATATTCAAGCCCAAGTAAATGCAATATTGAACAAGAACAAAATCGACGATCTCACGCGATTTTTAGAGAAACGCCAATGTCTCAACAAAACGAATGTCTGGTTAAATTACATGTTTCATTTTGTGCAATCCGCAGGAATTTTTACGACGACCTTGGCAGCAGGTTATAATATCAAGGAATTGGTATGGGGTGGTATTGCATTAAATATTATTGCATCGCTTATTAATGTCTTCGAACAAACCAACAATACGATATCGAAACGGATCATGAAAGACATCGTTGCGATAAAACAGGGGAAATATGTGGACGAAGGTATCGCTGTAGAGCCAGAAAAAGAAGATTGCAATGCACAAACGAAAAACGCAGTAAATAGTGCTTCTGATAAATCACTGGATGATTCACAAGAAACGAAACCGGTGCCCATTGCAAATGCAGCCGATTTGGAAACACCGTTACTCGACGGAAACGTATAATTGATTTATTGTCGGTGCATAAAAAACAATATA